GCTGGCACCTGTGGCATCATAGGTTATTAACTGTGTGGCCAGACTGGTTATTGTGGGATTTTCTGTGTATCCACCTGGATGTATCACAATAGTGTTGCGGCCGCCGGTGACCTGTGTGAGTGCGTGAGTTATGGTCAGATATGGTCGTAGTATGGTTCCTGTGCCGGTACTGTCATTGCCGTCTTTGCTCACATGCATTTCAAGATCAAAACTGGTACTAATATTAGTCAACTGACTGCCGTTGCCGATAAAGTAGTTGCCAGATATGTTTCCAGTAACAGTAAGATTCTGTGTGACTGTTACATTACCTGTGATTACTCCACCAACGTTTGCATCTAACGAATTATTTGCACGAATAAATGCAGCATTGATACTATTATTTTGTGTGCTATTTGTATTGTATAACTCAGTAAAGTTATTATTCGTTTTGGTAAATCCAACTCTTATTCGATCACCAGTTCCATCGTTTGCAACTGTACCAATATTAATCGATTCTTTTGCCATTTTTATTCCCTGTCTACGGTATAAATGATTGTATCTGCTCCAAATAATGTGCTGTCACCAAAAGGAACATATCTATCTTCAACATATTGTTCTGGCCATTCGGCTATATCAGTTAAAAATCCAAAATCTCCATCATATTCAGTATTCCTTGGAACAGCCCTAGTCACAATTGATACTGCCTTAACTGGCGAAATATCAACTTCTGTAATTTTATAATTTGCTTTTGTATAATCACCAATTACATTATCATTTACTTTTAGTAATTCTGTTAGTTCACCTAAAACTAAAATTCCTGAGCTAGTATTACTGAAATAAACTACTTTGCCAGTAATTTCATTTGTGCCATTTCTATTTACACGAATCGTTTCGCCTGTGCTAAAGTAATTATTTCCTGTAGAATAATTTACATAAACTTTTTGAGCATCCCGTTTTTGATTATCAATAAAGATATTTGTGTTTGCAGTACCATATCGACCTGTTATTGGACTAAAGGCACCGATAATTGATGTATTACCTGTTATGTTAGGCCACAAATAACTTTTAACAGTAAACTCTAAATCCCAAACAATTAAACGAGTAGTTCCATCACTTAAACCACCTTCATAATCTGTAGTCATATTTACAGAATTTAATATAATTGGCATATCATATTTTTGATCCATACTTGGAATCATGTTTACAGTAACAGTAAAATCAGGTTTAAAAAATGGTAATATTTGTTCTACAATTTGTGTGCCATCTTCTGTGTTGCGAACAAAAATTGACATACTAAAATTGAAATCATAAGGTACAGGAACATACTGAGATTCTAAACGACCACTTGAATTTTTAGAAAAATTCTTTAATAGTGATTGTTGTTTACGGCTATTGTCATAAGACATACCGGTAAGTTCAAATGAAATTCTTGGTACAGAAACAGCAATTGATTTTGTTAAAGTTGGATCAGATTCAATGGCTGTTAACCAACGCTCTTTTGAACCATAGGTTAATGGTACTTTAAATATTTCAAAATTTGTTGCACCGTCTTTAGACGTTCTTTGTATTTGAATATCATTAAAAATTGTTCCAAATGCTACAACAACTTTACGAATTGAACGATTATAATATTGTGATTTGCCTAGCATTATGGTTCACCAAATGGGTTTGTTTCAGTAAAGTCAATAATACCATCAGCTTCAGATTCAATTCTTGCGTTATCTTGTATATCTTCAAAGGCAGTATTCATGTATGCGGTATCATTTACAGATAGAACTGTCCAATCAGCAAGACTTGTATTTCCTTTTATTGCTGCACCAGAAACAAAAGTTCCTCTTGTTAGGATTATATCTATATGAGTATTTGGAATAAAATCGTAAACTTGAGCTTGTGCTGTTGCATAAGTTAAGTTTGCACCTTGATAGACGATTTCATCATTAACAAATTTGCCAGTGCCACCAACACTTAGAGCAATTTTTGTTTTTGGGTAATAATTACGGATCTGACTATCAATTTCTGCAATACCAACTTCAACAACTTCATTAGAAAATACATATTGTTTAAGTTTTAAACCATAAACATAAACATTACCACCACGACCACGACCTAATGTGTAGAACATAGCTTGATCATTTTCATGTTCTACAAATGTAATTTCAAAGAAGTTTCGTAGTAAAGGAATATAAAGTAAATCACCTTCTAAAGGTCTTACCATTGGTATTACTGCTTGAAATCTTCGGCGAGAAACTAAGAATTGAACCTCATCACGAATTTCTAAACCAAACTTAGAAATGAAATCTTGTTCGCCTTCCATGCCTGTAACATTTTCCAAATACATTTCAATTGGATAGGCATTTACATATTGTTTAAGTGTATCTTCACCATATAAAAAATCAACTTCATCACGGGTTGAACGAGGAAGGTAATAAACATCCATGCCATATATTTGTAAAGCTTCAATAACCAAATCTTCAATGAGCAATTGCTCAGAAGTTATTTGACTAGAAGGAAAGTTATTGAAGTATAGATTGGTTGCCATTCATTTTAACCTGTAATTATCTCACTTGGCAAGCTATTGAATTGGTATAAATCTTCTTCTACTTCTTTAATTTCTGTTCTAGCTTCTTCTGCGATACGAACACCATCTAATGTTACACCACCAGGCATTTGTACTCCAGAAAATTTGGAAAGATTATTTCCCCATTGAAGTTTAATTAAAGCAGTAGCATATTTTTTAAGAAAACGATCATTCCAAACATCAGAAATTCCTGTTACTGTAGCTGTTCCACTTACCAAATTTGATGCAAGTGGACTTTGTAATTCTAATGTTGTTGGCGAAATAATTTTTTTAACTTGTTTTGATTCGCCGTTGATATTAATAAAATCATTTTCTAACAATTGTTGGTCAAAAATAGTGCCTGTTCCAGTTACAGTATTTGCGGTTGTATTTGCAGACATTGTGCCAGTCAAAGTTACTGTATCTGGTCGCATAGCCCTATAACATTTTACAATTACATAATCGCCAACCTCTAAATCTCTAGACCAATCTATATCTAAAAATACTTTGTTTTGTTTACGATTAAATCTAAATTGTGGTGTACCTGCAAACAACAACTGTAATGAGCGAAGGTGCTGCATGGTAATTTCATATGACACATAAGATACCGATGTGAAATCATAGAGGTCATGCAAACGTAATTGATACCGTAAATCAAACATATTGATTGATGAATTTGAATCATCAATTGGAAATACCGCAGTAACAAAGGTTACTGAATCAGGACAATATATCCAACCACGCTGAATATCTTCTGCCGATATACGGTGTTTCATAAACATTTCTTCTACGCCATCAAAATGATAATCTTCAAAAAATTGAAGTGCATCATCAATACGTTCTTCTACCTGGTCATCATCAACATTAATATCAATGACAGGAAAACCTAATCTGCGTAAGCAGTAAGTTTTAAATGTAGCTCTTGTTGTAGGATTAGCCATATATTATTTAAATGTTTTTGTTTTTAATTATAAAGCTGCAATTGCAGTTTTAAAATCATTATATGTTGCAGAATTAGCTACTAAAGCTTTTAAATTAGCAACAGTAATTGTTGTACTACTAATACTATTTGCACGATCAAAAGAAGCATTAGCTTGCTTTCTAGCATAAGTATCAACCTGTACATCACTTACTTCAAAGTTTCCAGTACTAGCACTATAGACTAATATATCACCTTCTTTGATGCCTTCTAAGTTTACACCACTTAGTTCGGATATATCAATTTTGGCAGAATAGTTCTGTGAAACAATTGACGGCCTTGTTGTTTGCCGTATTTTTACGATGCCTACTTTGGCCACTTTAATTCTTATTAGGCTGGTAGAATAGGTGTCAACTCGGGCATATTAAATTCACGATTCGTAGTATAGATCACTTTGCCGCCGTATTGTACAACATGCTCATCAGAGCTCGAAAGACGAGCACAAAGGTTCATGGCAGCGGTTATTGGCAAATTTACTTCATAAAAACGATGAAATCCAGGGTACATTGCTAAAAGATCATTATACATTTGACTGTCCTTAAAAAAATAAAAAATAATAATTGTACTATTTATGCTATTTGTTAGTTCCAAAATTGTAATGGTTCAGACTTAACTCTAAACGCTGGATCAGCGGCAGAAAATACTCTGCCAGTTTTGGACATAATGCTAGTTATTTTACCTAGATTTGGTTGTAAGCTAAATACTGTTGATTGAAATTGATTTAATTTAAAAGGTTCAATTAAGTCTACTTTAAATACTCTTTGGTCATACTCTTTAGATACAGCATTTTTTATAACAACAATAGGTTTTGTTAATGTATTTGTATCAAATATTGTTTCTTCAAAAAATTTAGAAAAAGCATTTCGTACAACAAAACCTTTAGAGATAAAATTAGAATTGAATTTCTTAGTATCAAATTCTTTTGGAAAAACATCTTTTAAAGCAATATAGGCTTTGTTTAATTGAGGTATAGTTGTATTTAAATTAAATACTTGAGTTTTTGTAAATGGTGTTTTAAAATTACCATAAGATACATCAAATACTTTTTCATCTAAATCTTTTAAAAAAACATTTCTGGCAACAAAACCAGATTTTAATGTGCTAACTTTATACCTCTGTTCTTCCAAAGATTTTGGAAAAGCAGGTTTTAAAGCAATATAGGCTTTGTTTAATTCAGTAACATTAAATCTATTTTGAGGAGTTGGAGTTGCAGCAAAACGGCTTCTACTAGAATATAGACCTGGCGCTATTATTGCATAATATAAATTTTCTCCTGGAGTTGTAGGAGCTGTAGTTGGGTAAACATTAGATTGAGCAATAAAATTACTTACGTTAAGTGTGTCAAGATAAACACGGCCGCTAAGTGGTGTTTTAACAATGAGTTTAGGATTGTTTAATACCGTTACAACTTTAGATTCTAATGATTTAGGAAAAGCAGGTACTGTAGGTAATAAAGCATTACTCCATGGCCTACGAGATTTATCCACTCGTTTGCCTGGCGCTATATTAAAATAATAAAAATTTTCTCGAGCATTCGTTGGTTCTAAAAGTGTACTTACTGTATTTTGGCGAACATTAGAAGTTATAATTCCTCTTGCATCTTTAATAACAGTTATTATGAGTGGTTTAGACCATGGTGCTCTGGCTTTGTCTGCTCTTTTACCTGGAGCTATAGTGAAGTAGTAGAAATTTTCTCGAGCATTAGTTGATC